CTCCGAGGTATGTGCGACGCGTAACTTTAGAGAAACGGGACACTGATCCCTGATCCAACTCCCACTCCAAAACATGGCCGTTCAATGTACCAGCCTCGTGAATGAGTCTTCCTAATTCCTCAGGGTCTTCGGCATCACCGACAACCCACTGATCCCATGCCAAACACACGAACAACAATTGGCAAAACACAGCTTGAATGGAAGTGGCGGGGTTCCCTGTAACGGTACTAACCTCCTTGGCCTCCCAAAAGAACCTTTTGTCGGACGGTTCACCTACCACCACCAGCTCCCTCAATCCCTTGCACCGGGACAGGAACTTCTTGGCTTCAGTCTCCGACAGGCCTCCAGATCGCATCAAGTCAACGAAGCACAGCTGCACGTCAAGGCCACACGTCAAATCACACGTTGCCAAATCGTAAGCTCCAAACCTCGCCTTCTCACCCACCCACCCACGCTTATGGCAAACGAACATCATGATGTTATCGTCGCCTAGCGCCAACATGTGGAAGCCATCCTGGTGACAGCGTTCATTGATCCACGTATCCAGCAAGTCCGCACGTGAGTCCAACATGTAGGTGAAAGTGAACAAGTGGCCTTCTCGGCGCATCTCGAACGGTCTTCCAAAATTGTGTTTCCACACCAGAAGCCAGCGCATGAAATCAAGCTGGTCGGCATCGATCGGAAAAATCGGCCGTGTCTTCACAGTGTCGTCGTCACCCAAATCGGAACGGACAGGCAGAACTTCGTCTCCTTTCCCTACAATCGGCTGGACGGGGACCTTAGGATTCACCTCCTTTTCCAACAAATCCAAACGCTCCATGTACCACTTTGTCTTTTGCAAACCAAACTCCTGTCCAATAATATACTGGCGGAAGTCTGCAACCGACATGGGTTCTACTGCGCGGAAATGCGAGAAGATGTACTCCTTCGCCACCTCGTATCCAATGCGAATGTTCTCGCGGTTGGGCTTTGGTATGGGCGCTTCCAGCCGCCACTTGACAATGCCGCAAACAGAGAGCAGGTCCTTACGGGGCCTTGCCAGCAACTCTGCCGCCTTGCACTTCAATGCCAGAAGCTTTCCGGTGGGGAACCGTTGGTGACGCGCCGCCTCCAACAACTCCGGTCTTTGTTTAACGGGGACCATCCCGTTTCCCTCCTTCACCATCACTGTCGCCGGGACCCACTCCACGTCCATGGCGTGGAAAATGAGCGGCTCCATTACGTGCTCCTCCATGAAGTCATCGAGCGCGGCCTCGAGAACGACCTCACGGAGTTGAGAAAACACGCGCTTCTCACGCCAGGTCTGGACACAATTGACTGCCGTATGCAGTACAATCGCTACTGGCAATGGCACCAGCGTCAACAGACCATGCGCAATAATGCGAATGATGGCATCTCGGATAAACGACATCACCTCCTCCCGGTCAAACTGCTCAGCGTAAAACACGTCGAGAGCATCCGCCACAATCTCCACCAGAGAAATGACGAGAAACACAGGGGAAGCGACACGCTTCAGGCACTCCTCCGCAGTGGCCTTCAGGAAAATGGGCACGAATTGGCTAAGGATGTGGATTGCATTATCCAGCAAAGGGTGGCGAGCCAAGATGTCAACCACTTTCGCGCTCGACTTCTTTACCCATCCAAAACCCAAAACTGCGGACTGCACTTGATGCCACTTCCTCTCCACTGTGGGGATCACTCGCAAAGCGCGCTGAACCAACTTGGCTATGTCCAAATAAATCGGGACACCACCAGTGGAAACCCAGTGACTCACTCGCGCGAACCACCCGGACAGCCGCTCCCAAAGAGCCTCACCCCACTTCCTCACCGCTCTAATCCCCTCCAAAAGGAAAGACAGACGTGAGGTCGCACCCATCAAAGACACGACGGGTTCCGAGATTGTTGGACCCACCCCCAGGCGACTTTCGAACTCGCGCTGGCGATAGGCTTTTGCCACGTCGGCTGGCGACGCGACCACACACCCAGGGTCAAAAAACCTCTGTTCCATACCGAGTGCCAGTGCGTAAGTACGCATACGAGCCTCGCGGAAAACCGGACCCAGAAAATCCAGTTGTGTGCGTTGTGAGAGAGTCAGGCTACGGCCATAGATCCCTTCGCAATCACGATAAAAATTGCGAACAGAAGAATCCAGCGTACGATCAACGCCTATAGCTCTGTCTCTCAGGTCCGAAAGTATACTGGGAATAATCCCATCGTCAACATACCCACGACGGGGCACAGACTCCAATTCACTCTCGGCACCTTCAGGCGCAATCGTGAAGTTGATGGACAACACGACGCGGAAACCAACCCGTCCCTCGACGTGGGTGGTCATGAGCACTCGGGTTCCCGTCTTGCTTGAGAAACAATAACGAGTGTGCTCCAGAAAGGCATCAGCCTTCCAGGGATGCGTATAACGGCTGTCAGTCCCATACGGCCCGACCGCTGAGTACCATGTAACAATACCGTCACGCTTATATCCGACTCCTTCGATGAGATCTAAGGCCTTCTCGGCAGGCACTTTGACCTCCTTTTCTTTTTCCTCAAACACAGGAGCGCGTTTCACGCCGGGAGATTTGAACATCGAGCAATGTTTCTCGTACTTCTCATCCAGCTCCTTCCCAACCAACTCCTTCTTTCGCAAAACATGGCATTTCTTACCATTCACGACGGCTGACTCCTTGGTAGCAAACTCTTCACGAGTCCATGGAGTCCCTCCAGGGAACTTGGCAGGGAGCGCGAACTCCTTGACTATCTGAGCACCACTTTCATCCAAGACAGGAACCTTGGTTACTTCCACTCGGGTGTGAGCTTCGACTGCGGGCACCAAATAACGATCCAGGAACACACATTCCCCCTCGCCACGAAAATCCATGAACGAGAGCAGCACGTTGACGCCCCCCTTTTTGAAGTCCGGCTTCATCTCCAACTGATACGTATCAAAAAAGGTATCCGGGGTGTACCAATAGATCGCATCATTGCTGATGTAAAGCGTGTTCGGAACTTTGGGGTCCTCATCAATCACCTTGCGGTTAGCCAATTGATCATGGCCATACTGCTTTGGGCGGGTCCGATAGACGGTCTGGTCCTTGCGACAGGCTGACTTCAAAAGCATCACCTCTGCATCGCGGTAGTCGAGCACAACCAAATGGCTGGCTTTTCGGAAAAGGGGCAGGCTCGATTCAAGAATCAAAACTCCTGCCCGCGTCCCAGCTCCAATCACATGGTCGCTGCGACGGGATGCCCCGACACTGGTCGGAACACCCAAGGATTCGAGGACGCGCCTTGGCACGCGATCCTCTAATCGGAGTGGCACAGTGAGTGCCACATCCCCAGCCGCCTGGTGGGCGGTCTGCTCCTGGCTCTTGCCAGGCGAAGGCGAACGGTTGCCCGCCTTCTCGCCCTTACGAGGGGCTCTCTTCGTTTGGACCTTAGTCCAAGTG